ATTAGTATTGAAACAAAAATTAAAGAAGTAAACCGATTGCAATTATTAAAATTGGATTGGAAAAGTTTACAAAAAGAAATAGACTATTTTAATTGGGGCGTGGAATAATTTTGTACTTTTGTGATTATGGCATATGATAAAGATAAAGTTTTTAAAATAATCCTTTCAGAAATTGAAGAGGGTGCTTCTTTGCGTTCTGTTTTGAGTAAAGATGGTATGCCTAATAGAAAAACCTTTTTTGAATGGTTAGATAAAGATGAAATTAAATGTAACCAATACGCGAGAGCAACCGATATTCGTACCGAAGTAAAGTTCGAAAGTATTGAACGCGATTACTTAGAAGAACCTCAACGAGATCCAGTAAGTGGCAAAATAGATACGGGTTGGGTTCAACTTCAAAGATTGAAAATTGATGCTAAGAAATGGGAGTTAAGCAAATTGAAACCTAAAAAATATGGTGACAAAATACAAACAGAACACTCAGGCGAAATTACTACGACAGTTATATCTTTAGGTAACGGAATAAAACCGAATGAAACTAATATCTAAACAAGAAAACGCAGTATATTACCTAAAAGATAAAATTACTAAAGAAGTACTTTATGGAGGCGCGGCAGGTGGAGGGAAAAGCGCATTAGGAGTATTATGGTTAATTGAACAATCACAAACTTATCCTGGAACACGTTGGTTAATGGGACGTGCAAAGTTAAAAACATTAAAAGAAACAACTCTTAATACTTTCTTTGATTTAGCATCGCAATTGAAAATAACAGACCAATTTACTTTTAACGGTCAAAACGGGGTTATCTATTGGAAAAATGGAAGTGAAATATTATTAAAGGATTTATATAGTTATCCAGCAGATCCAAACTTTGACGCGTTAGGCTCACTTGAAATTACAGGCGCGTTTGTAGATGAGTGCAATCAGATAAGTTATAAAGCGTGGCAAATAGTAACATCTAGGATTAGATATAAATTAAACGAATATAATCTTATCCCAAAAATATTAGGCAGTTGCAACCCTGCTAAAAATTGGACTTACTCAAAGTTTTATATTCCTAATTCTAATGGAACTATTGGAGATACTAAAAAGTTTATTCAATCATTACCAACTGACAATCCTAACCTACCTGCATCATATTTAGAAAGTTTATTAGCTTTAGATGAAAATAGTAAACAAAGGTTATATTATGGCAATTGGGAATATGATAACGACCCGAGTAAACTTATTGACTACGATAAAATAAACAACTGTTTTACGAATGAATTTATTGAGGCGGGTACAATGTATATCAGTGCCGATATCGCGCGTTATGGTAGCGATAAGATGGTAGTTTGTGTTTGGAGTGGATTTAGAGTTGTAGAGATATTCTCTTTAGCTAAAAGTTCAGTAACTGAAACCGCTGAGGCAATACGTGGATTAGCTACAAAATGGAAAGTACCAAATAGTAATATTATTGCCGATGAAGATGGTGTTGGTGGTGGTGTAATAGATATTCTAAAGTGCAAAGGTTTTGTAAATAATTCACGCGCTTTAAAAGAGGAAAATGTAATCGTAGAATATCAAAATCTTAAAACCCAATGCTATTATAAATTATCCGAAAAAATACAAAACAATGGTATTTATATCTATTGTTCAGATGGGACAGTGCAAGACGATATTATAAAAGAATTAGAACAAGTTAAAAGAGATAAGATTGATAATGATGGAAAATTACGAATAGTGCCTAAAGAAAAGGTAAAAGAGTTTATCGGAAGGTCACCAGATTACTCAGACGCATTAGCTTTTAGAATGTACTTTGAAATAGCATCTAAGTTTTTTACGTTCTAATTTAGAATAATTATAAATAAAAATTATATCTTTGAAACAAAATATATTATAATGGCAAAAAATAGAATTTCAATGGCTTGGGATATGCTTACAAATCCTAATAAGAATTTGTTTAACGAGGCTATTTATAAATTAGTAGGAGGGCAAACAAATACATACAATCCAACGTTAGAAGTATTATTAAACAAAGGATATGGTGAAAACCCAGACGTTAATGCTATGGTTAATCAAATGGCGTCAAAAACAACGATAGTACCGTATTACATCAAAACTATTGAAGATGAAGAAACACATAAGCAAATAAAGCGTTTCCCTATTGATACAACTTTACAACAAAAGCAAACTATTAAGAAGTTAAAAGCTAAAGCCTACGATACTGATAGCGAAATGCCGATGCCTTTAGCAGTTCCTAACCCTACACAAACTTGGAATGATATATTGTTTTTATACAAAATTTATTTAAAAGTTTGCGGTAACGTTTACTTTTATAAAATGTCACCTGTTGAAGGTGCAAACGCTGGAGTTCCTGCTCAATTATATATTTTGCCTAGTCAATGGATGCAAATAGTATTGAAATCAAATGCCAATATGTTAAGTGTTGAAAGTCCTATTGACTACTACATTATGCAACAAGGCAACCAATTTATAAAGTTTCCTGCTGATACTATTATTCATGTAAAGCGTTCAAATCCATTCTTTGATTATAACGGTACACAATTATATGGCTATAGCGAATTGATGGCTGCTATTAGAAATATAAACAGTTCAAATAGTGGAATAGACCAGAATTTAAAAACAATGCAAAATAGCGGTGTTTATGGATTTATTCACGCTGGAGATGGGCAAAGTCCTTTGACTGCTGAACAAGGGCAATCATTAAAAGACCGTTTAGTAGATATGAATAATAGCAGCGAAAAGTTATCTAATATCGCTGGAGCAAGTGCTAAACTTGGATTTACTAGAATATCATTAACAACTGACGAATTAAAACCATTTGATTATTTAAGTTACGATAGACGTAGTTTGGCAAACTGTTTAAATTGGAGTGTTGACTTATTGAATGAAGAAAGAAGTGGCTCAGGTTTTGGTGTTGATACTTTAATCGAGGCACGTAAAAGAGTAATTATAGATAATATTAAGCCTGATTTAGATTTGTTAGCGTCTTACTTAAATCCTTATTTTATTCAGTTGTTTAAAGGTTATGAAAAATCAGAAATAGAATTTGATATATCAGAAATGCCAGAAATGCAAACTGATATGAAAACTATGTCAGAATGGGTTAATTCAGTTCCTTTGACTTTAAACGAACGTAGAGAAGTATTTAACTATGAAGAAATAGAAGACGAAATGATGAACGAGATTTATATTCCAAATGGAATTATAAATATAAACGATCCTAGCGTTAACGATATGACAAATGGACAAACTTAGACAAAGACAAGAAATACAAAGTTATAGAATTGTAAGACGTAATGTGTTGAAAATTGTTAATGCAATACCTTTTAACAATATGGCTAAATTAACATTTCAATCTTTGATTTATGCCAATGTAACTGAAAAGCAAATTAAAGAAATGTACAAAGAAATTTATACTAATTTAATTGCACCACAATATAAACGAACTGAAAAAAGTATTAAAGCCGATATTGATTTTGAAATGATTATCAATCAGTGGTTAAATAGTAATGCTGGTTTAAGGATTGTTTCAGTACATCAAACATTAATTGAAAGTATTATCAAAGTAATTCAACAAGGTTATAATGATAATATAAGCGTTGCAGATATTACACGAAATTTACAGCAACGTTTTGGATGGTATAAAGCACAAGCGTTAAGAATTGCACGAACTGAAACAACAACCGCAACAAATTACGCTACTATGTTAGCTGCTGAAAATTCAGAATATGAACTTGATAAAATGTGGATAAGCACACAAGATATAAGAACACGTAGACCTCCTAAATCATTATTTGACCATTTAGATATGAACGGTCAAGTAGTAAATGCAGAGCAGCCGTTTTTTGTAGGAGGTGAAGAAATAATGTATCCAGGCGACCCAACAGGATTAGCGGGTAATATAATTAACTGCCGTTGTAAAATAGTGTTTACAATTAAAGAAGATGCGGATGGTTTACCAATTAGAAAAATAAAATAGCTTATTTAGAATAATTATAAATAATTTTAATATATTTGTAGCATATGATTGGAATTTACAAAATAACATCACCTAATAATAAAGTTTATATCGGACAAAGTGTTGATATAAAAAAAAGATGGGTAAAACATAAATGTGCAGTTGTAAAAAGTAAACTATATAATTCCTTTGTAAAATACGGTGTAGAAAATCATATTTTTGAAGTTGTTGAAGAATGCGATATTAAATTATTAAATGAGCGTGAAAGATATTATCAAGATTTTTATAATGTTATATTTTCAGGATTAAATTTAAAACTTACAAACACTAATGATAAAAGCGGTTTTTTAAGTCAAGAAATTAAAGATAAAATTTCAAAAAGAAAAAGAAGTATAGAAGAAATTGAAAAATCAA